TCTGCAGCTTGCGCTGGATGCGGCCTTGTTTACCGCGCAGGTCGCGCTGCTTTCGCGGGGCGTACTGGCTGCCGTCCGGGTTGCGTTGGGTGGTAACGCGCTGTTGCTGACTGCGGCGCAGCTGTTGTGCGATGGTCCGGGCCAAGGACGTGCGAGCTGCCGGCTCGATACGGTGCAGCAGCAGGCCGGCCCAGTCCTCCAGGGCTTGCAGGTCACTCATTGGTGGGGCGCTGCGGATGCGGGCTGGTCAACGCCACAGCATCGGTCGATGGCGGTGCCGGCCATTCGGCGAGGAGAACGCCGTCGGCAAACACCTGGATCGAGCCTTCGACCTGCACGTAGGGCGTGTACTGCGGCTCGGCAGCATGTTTGACGGTGAAGGTGCCATCGTCCTGTTTCTTCACGATGACGCGCTCGGTCAACGGCAGGCTTAGGCTCATGTCGACCTTGCTGTGGTCGATGACATCGGCTTCGAACTTGATACCGTCGGCGGACTTGTCCAGGTTGACCAGTAGCTCCGATTGGTTCACGCGCAGCCAGCCCAGCAGCGGCAGCATTACGCTGTCGGGATGACCGGCAAAGTCGGTCAGGATGATCTGCAGGTCATAGGCATATTCGAAGGACAGGCCAGCAGCCCCGGTGCAGCGGATCTTGCCGTTGTCGATGAAGATCAACAGGCGATCGGGGTTGTGCTTGAGTTCGGGTATGGCAGCCAGCAGATGGGCTCGGAGACTATCGGGCTTGTTCATTTTTCACCTGGTGTTGGTAAACCGTATCGATCTGGGCGGCACAGTCCGCCCAAGCGGCCTCAGTGCGATCCTGATCGGTGAGCAATGCGCCGTTATTGTCCGGTGCCGTCACTGGCAGGCGGCACGGCACTACGGCCGGACAGCCACTGACGATAAGCGTCGGCGCCGGTGAGGGCGGGGCGCTTGCGCAACCGGTGAGCAGCATCAGGCAGAGGCTGCTCAGCCCAAATCCGTAGTTCTGAGTTTTCACGTTTCAATGCCTCGATCGTTCGTTCACGGTTGGCCAGGCCTTGGCGCAGTTGATCCTGCTGGGCGCGCAGATTGGCCTGCGCGGCGCGCTCGTTCTTGATGGCGTCTTCCAGTGTGCGGACTGTGGCCAGGTTGCGGTCAGCATCGTCGCGGGCTGCTTTGGCATCCTGTTTGGCCCGGCGGGTATCGGTTTCGGCGGCATCAATATGCCCCTCGAATCCCCACAACAGGAGACCGAACAGTCCGATCAGGGCGATGGCGCACAGTGCCTGGCGCAGCGGGCTCATGCGCGGTACCAGCCCATATCGTTCATGGTGGCCACGTCCAGCCGCTGAATCGGGCCATTGACGATGATGACCTTGCCGTTCGGCATCAGATTGCGCAGTGCTTCGCCCAGCTCGCGCATGTGCACCATGTCGGTACCAGCAGGCACCACCAGTAGATCGCCGTCCTGAACGTTGAGTTTTTTCACGTCGTCGAGGTTCATCACGCGGCCTCCGGTTGGCCACAGCCGCATTCAGCATGCCGTTCAAAGGCACGCTGCAGCTTGGTGTCGTAGAGATTCCGTTTGTAGTTCGGGCCGTTGTAGAGCTTGGCGAAGACCGCCCACTTCTTGGATTTCAGCGCTTTGTGCAGTGCGGGATCGGTCTCGATAAAGCGAGTGAAGACCTCGAACTGCTGCGACTCATTGATGCTCATGGCGGCGACAAACGCCTGCACACTGTTGAAGCCCAGGCGCTGCCAGTGAAAGCCCATGATCTGGAAAGCCCCCCACGATGACGACTCCAGGGCGGCAGTGTCATCGATGAGGCGAGCATGGCTCAGACGTTGGTGTTCGGCGGTACCGCCGACGTAACCACCGGGGAGCGGGTTGACCAGGGCCGGGTTGCTGGCCGAGAGCTGGTCGACGTGCCGCTGCAGCTGCTCGACGTCGTCGTCATCATGGCGGGGCAGGGCCAGTCGGCTGTACATGATATGGCGTTCGAACAGGATGACTGGCTTGCCGTTGTCCAGGAAACCCCGCCCCTTGGACTCAACCTCGTTGACGGCCATCACGCTGGCCAGCGGAATGTCGAGGCGTTTGGCGGCATTGACCAGATCCTGGTTCTTCAGCAGCTGCCGACAATCTCCCCCAATCAAACTGGCCAGAGTCTTAGTACCGGCTATGCCATCAGCCACCAGTCCCACTTGCAGCTGGTAGGCGCGCACTGCGGCTTCGGTGGCGTCACCGTAGTCGCCATCGGCGACCAGCTTGGCACCTTGAGCATTGAGTTTCTTTTGTAGATCGCGCACCGCCTGTGAGCGATCGCCGTGACGCAGGAGGGTGGTCATTCGCTAGGCCTCAGCAAGGCGGCGACGTTGCCGCGAGAACGGAAAATCAGGGTGCAGAGCAGCACGATGGAGACGGCTTGCCAGAGGCTGGTGGGCTGGCGGTACAGAAGGATCTCCAGACCGCAGATGCACAGTGCCGCGCCAAACAGGCTGGCGAGCAGCGAGATGCGTAGCCGGTACCGCGCAGTACCTCGGGTGTAGCAGGCCAGGCGCAAGGCGCTGAGCAGATAAGCCAGCGCCGTGATCAACTGCACTATCAATTCGATGTTTGGCATCTCAACTGCCCCCTCTGATGCGGCGGACGATTTCCCAAAAGTCAGCCTTCTCAACCCAAACCATGAGCTTGATGCTGATGGGGATAATCACCAAGGCGCATCCAAACGCCGCACCGCCACTGGTGATGAATGGCAATGCTTGCAGGGCCATGGGCGCGAAGAGGTAGCCCACGCCGGCCGACAGAAACAGCGAGCCCAGGCGCTGCCAGACCTTGAGTTCGTGCTTGGTACTGGTCACCAGCCAGGCGCCGAGGATCGCGCCGAACAGGGCTTCGCCGTCGATGATGGGCGTGACGGTTGCCAGGCCCAAGCCCATGAGAAGGCCGGTCACGGCGCTGGAAGTCGGATCAGCCATGGTGTGGGTTTCCTTGGTTGCAGGGGATCAGTCCCATAGGTTCACCATCTGCCGCTGCGGGGCACTGGCTTGGGCTTCGGGCATGTTGACGACAAGGCCTTGCGGCAGGATGGGGCCGTGGTCGGCGAGGCCGGGGTTGGCTTCAAGGACTGCCTCGGTGACGCCTGCGGTGCGGCCGTAGTACCGCCAGCACATCGCGTCGACGGTGTCGTTTTGATAGGCACGGATAGTGACGGACATCAGATGAGCTCCACTGTGGTGCGGCTGATACCAAGGAAGTCACGTACAGCCCAGCGCAGGTCGCGGCGGTAGTCGTCGATGTTGGGGATGAGTTCTTCGGCTTTGTGGTTGCCGACATTGGTTGTGTCGTAAGAGCGGTAACGCTCGCAAACTTCGGCGCCAGTACCAGCTTCGATGGCGCGGCGGTAGAGGTGTGCCTTTACTGACACGTCCTTGATGCGATCGCCTGGTACGTCGTCCAGGGTGGCGTAGCCAGCAGCTTGTTGGGTTGCACGCCATTCGCCCAGTTCGCGGTTGAGGTTGATGGCTGCGGCGATCACGGCAGTCTCCAGCCGGGCAGCTGTGACACTGGAGTCGATGCGCAGAGTGGCGCGTAAGTTATCCAGGTCAATCGATGGCCAGAACGGGTCCGTGTTGATGTGGTCGCTGTCGACTGTGCCATTGGCTACAAATGCGCTCATGACTGCACTCAAAAATAGATCGCCGGTGGTCGGGGCTTCACGTTCAGGAGGAGCGGCCTGGCCGATCCGCCCCGAGCCGGCGGGGTGCGTGGGGACGCTCGGTTAGCTGCCGGTGGCAGCGAGTTTGGTGAGTAGGCGTTCTGCCCGCTCCAGATCTTTTTTGCCGCCGCAGGCGTCGTGCAACTCGATAGCTCGTTTCAACAGATCGATGCCGGCTTGTACCTGACCGGGTTGGCCGGGTTTATCTTCGGTGATGCCATCCAGCGTTGCGCGGCCCATGGCCAGGAACAGCTTGGCGCGCGCCTGGTCAGGCATGTCTTCGGCGTCGGTCAGTTCAGCGGTGCGATGCAGGATGGCCAAGTCGAATGGTTCGCCGACTTTCTGTGCCTTGAACGCGGCAGTCGCGACTTCTTCGGCGACCAGGCATCCCAGCGTGCGGGCAAATCGGTCGGGCATGACCATCTCGTGTTCCAGCACGT